CGCTAGGGGGCCGATCGCCAGCTATTTTCTACTTTTTTCTTGTGCAAAACTCTGTAAAATTACATTTTATGCGCTTTTCTGCACTATTCTACATAAATCTACATTATTTCGTAGCTGGCGACCGTAGGGAGCCAGTGTTTTGTTGCATATTGGGTAGTTTTTGTGCTATTATACCAGGGTGGGTAGGGGTTTAGAGCAGACTTTGAAGCTATTTGTAATTATCACACACCTGCACACGACCTATTTATTACTTTATTAGGTTTTGCACTGGCGCTAGGCTGCGACTATTCGAATTTCGACTTTGTACTGGTGCCTGCGGCACTCTGGGGTGCGCTAAGTCATTGATTTCGCATAAAAAAAGGAGAGCCGAAGCTCTCCTATAACGATCTAGCGATCGTTTACTGCGCGAGGGTCTTCATGATGCGCACGATGGCATCTTTGGTTGCCCCCTCAAGACCAGTGGCATCGAAGCCAAAGTCGTTCTCAAGCTCCAAGAGGAGTTCCTTCTTGGATGGGCCAGAGTCACGCTTAGCTACGGGCTTAGCCTTAGCAACGTAGACCCCTTCACGCACCAGCTTCGAGCGTACCGAGCGCACAGACTTCTCAACGGAAGCTGCAATCTCAGCAACGTCCACGCCGTTCTGGTAGTCAGCGATGATCTTCGCAGTCGCCTCTGCGGAATAGTTTGGTGCCTTCATTTTCTGCCTCTCTTTCTCTCTCACGTTTCATTCTATAAAAAGAATATACGCGAATTTTCAGCAGAGAGCAAGTAAAAACAGACTTTGGGTCGTGAAATAATTTTTCAGCAATCGCATTCACTTTTTACTTGACAATCGTCGAACTACTACTGGTGCTACGCACAGACTTTACTTCAGTTCGTAGCGTGCGACAATTTACATTCATTTTCTACTTGACAACGTCGCATTTCCACTGGCGCTGCCGCGCACTGTCCACCAGAAAAGCCTGGTCGTTACATTAAGAATGGTCGCTAAGTTTTCTATTGACATGGCCAAGTGGTTGAAATCATTGCATTTTCTTGGTTTAATGGTGGCCCGTAAAGCATTGAAATCATTGACAAAATCGGGTTTGCCGCCGGGCGCGGGCGAAAAATCGTGTAAAAACAGAGGGTTAGCAGAGTGTGGTCCGCTAACCCCTTGATTTGTTTAGTATTCTGATTCCCTAGTGGGGACGACGACATAGGCGTCCCCATTAGCCTCCAAAACCTCATCCTCATAGGGGCCGACAAGCCGCCTGTAGAGTTCGAGCTTGCAACATTCGAGCGCACCCATCATCTCGTTGAGGTGACCATAGCGACAACCATTCTCAAAGATGAAGTTGTCAATGAAGCAGGTGATCACATAGTTGAGATCGCCAGCATTGGCAGGTGACCAGTGAGTGCCATGCTCCCGCAGTTCAGCGAGAACATCAGCACGACGATCTTGTGGAATATATGGCATTATGCAATCTCCTTTGCTTTTCTAGCTTCCATCTCTTGACGAGCACGCTGAATAGCCTTCAGCATCCTGAGTGCACGACGCAGTTCAGCGCCAGATTTGAATCCGCCAAAGCGAATACGCAGTTCATTCATTTTCTTTTCAGTCTTATTCATCATGCAATCTCCTTCATGATCTGATCTTTGCGATCCTCAATGCGTAGAGCCATCTCCGCGCCTTCACGCAAATCGTTAGTAGGCAACCAGTGCCAATTAGCAAAATGGGTAAACGCAACATCCGAAATCTCATTCGGTGCAACAGTCTTGCAACGGCCAACGGCATAAACAGTCTTGCCGAACCCATAGGCCATGCCGATCTCGACCAACGCTCCGCGTTGTTCCTCGTTGAAATCTTCCGCGTAGAACAGAACGAAATCTGCATCGCGGACATCTTCAAAGCAGAGATTCCAGAGCTTGTCTTTCTGGTTCAGAACGAAATCGCTGTCGTTGTCGAGATCAATCCAGCGAGCCTTGACGCCGAAACCTTCAGCACGCAGTGCCTGAAATTTCGAGTTGTGCCAAACCTTGCCAGCGGTATAGAATGTCTTTTTCATTTTTTCAGTCCTTATCTTGTTCATATATAATATATGGGGATTGCAAGGGTAAATTTCAAGGGGTAAATGAAAAAAAGATTTGAGTGTTTTCAATGGGTTGTCATTTTTATTTTCCAACGATTTCAATGGGTTAGCAGCCGCCGCCGGGGCCCCGCGAAAAATCCTGTGTTTTCAAAGGCTTAGTAGGGTGTCCCCGGCTAAGTCATTGATTAGTTTTGGATTTTTCTGCCATAATGCTTAACGTGATATGATGCGAGAGCGTGCACGCGGTCCAGCCGCAGACGACGCCAGAACATCATGCGAAACCGCAAGCCCAAAGGGACGGGATTCTGACAAAGCCCGTTGATCTCAGCGATAATTTGCAGCTTTGATTTTTCCATGCTTAGGCCTCCGCTTGTAAATCTTTTTTGAAGGGATGACCTGCGGGCGATTTGCCCGCAGGTTGCGCGCCACAGGGTTACGCGTCTTGAAGGTGTTTGATGAGGTCATTGATAGCCTCCTTGGTGGCCCCCATAAAACCATCGACCGAGAATGGGGCGATCTCCTCGAGTTCGATCAAGAGTTCCTTTTTAGTCGGACCCATAACCTTCTTGGCCGCTGGCTTGGCGGACGCGACATAGACGCCCTCGCGAACCAGCTTGGAACGAACGGACCGAACCGATTTGTCGATTGACGACGCGATCTCTGCGACATCGACGCCAGCCTGATATTGCTCGACGATGGAAGCGGTGAGTTCGGGGGTATAGTTAACAGCTTTTGCCATGATCATTTCTCCTGTGTCTGATCGTTTCAGTGATATATATAATATGGGGATTGCAACCCTATTTTTCAAGGGGTCAGGGTGAGAAAAATTTTGCGTTGTTTAATTAAGTTTAGAAAATCTTTCCGCAAAAAACCCAATGAAATCAAATAGTTAGCGGCGCTGCCGGGGGCCGCCGAAAAAGTCAATGAAAACAAGGGGTTACGCTAGTCTGCCGGCGCAACCCCCTGTTTTTAAAGCGTAATTCCGTGCAACAGCATCAGCTGAATGCAAAGGATGGCGATGGGGACAATCGTCCGCACGATTTCAAGAAAATGCCAAAACATGACGCCTCCTAACATTCAGGGTCAAAGTCATGCCATTCCTGCGCCCAGTCTGGCTGGCCGTCAGGGCCATCCAGTTCCCAATCGCATTCCTGACAGATCAGGATATCGCCATCGGTTTCGTTGGCGATCCATTGGCAGTCGTCGCAACCCTCCTGCCCGTGAGTTTCCCATTTTTTAGACATTTGCAGTCTCCTTTTTGACCTCGAAAAGTTCCCAGATTTGGGATTGAAAATCGCGCGGATTTTTGACGATCCGCAGTTTCTTTTTGCGGCGAAGAACGCGAAGCAAAATCTGTGCCTCGATCCTAGTGTCATCTGCCGCTGTGTGCGCCTCGATAAAATCAGGCATCTGCATTTCAAAACGATAGACGTTTTGTGCGGTGGTAGACAGGAAGCGGCCTGATGCCGTGAGCGGTGCATCATAGGCTTTGGGTGCGCTGTTTGCCCAGTTGCCCCAAATGTCCAGCAGATCGACCGAGTGGGTCAGGAACCGCTTGCCTGTCATCCGCTTGCTAGTCTCACCGAGAACGCGACAGTCAAAGCCAGCATTGTAAGCGCAAAGGATAATCCTATAGCCCTGACGTTCCAGCCATGAAAGGTGAGCGTTGAACAGACGGCGACCAGCCGCGAAGTTAGTCACGCGATGGATGCCGTGGCGTTGACGCTTGGCATACCCTGCGATTTTGTTGACGTAGTAAGGTTTTTCCTTAACGATAACGTCCAGAAAATTCAGATCGCCCGAACCTAAGACGTTGCCGCGCTTGTCGATAGTAGTCCAGCCAAAGTCGAAGACAAGGCCATTGCGGAAAGATGTTTCGGTGTCCATTACGACGTAAGCGTTTTGCTTGATAGTCATGTGATCGTTCTCCGTTGTGTCTATATAATATGGGGATTGTTGCCCCAGATTTCAAGGGGTAGAGTGAAAAAAAGTTAGGGCATCAAACCCGCGAAAGCAAACCCGCCGACAACGACATTGACGAACAGCAGAGCCTTATCGTCTCGTTCCAGCGCGTGAACAATCCAACAGACCGCCGCACCCAGCCCACACAAAAAAGCGAGGTGCAGCGGCAACCCAAGAGAGAGCGCGGCCATCTGTGCGATGACCAGCGCGGAACCAACAAGCCCAAACATTAGCTAACCCTTTCTTGGATTTTGGTGGGACAGATGACAGCGATGCCGAGCTTGCGGAGCGATGAACGAACCGAAGGAGCATCATCAAACATGACCTTGTTAGCCAGCTTGAATTGACGAAGATTGAAAAGCGAGCCAAGCTGTTTAGCCTTGAGCTTGCCATCCGCTTCCATGTTACCAGCGGGACGCGAAATGATCTTGTCAACGCAGAGACCGTTCTCGAAAAGAAATTCAAAATCCGCGAAGGTCATTGTGCGAGCTGTGCAGATCACGACGTAATCGCCCGCCTTGGTGCGCTTGCGGATTTGCTCAGCCAGAGGCAGGACGCGATCTTGCGCGATCTTCTCAGGCGTAGCGTTCTCAAACCAGTGTTCAAGATTAAGCGTGCCATCAGGCTTGGTCGCCTGACGATGCGATGAGTCGATGACAGTGCCGTCAAGATCGAAGATGGAAATATTGCGGATCATTAGAAACCTCGTTCGTTGTTATGTAATATATATAAGCCTTGTGACCCTAAATTTCAAGAGCAGACAGTAGAAAATTTTTGCTTTTTTAGAGGGGAGGAGAAAAGAATTTTGCGCCTAAAATAGTGTTAAATATCAATGCCTTAGCCAAAACAGACCTGCTAACCTATTGAAAACAAAGGAAAAATCGGCGGGCCGCCGGGCCTGTTCACGTTTTGTTCCAGCTGGCGCGGGTCGGGGATTACATATCCCCGAAGATCTCCTCGAATGTTGTGGGAGCTGCGCCATCCTCAAAGATGGCGTCAAACTCCGCTTGCATCTCCTCGACCATCTCAGGCGGAAGCTTGTCAAATTCAGCTTCCAGCTCAGTCAGATCAAAGTCGTCGAATTTTTTAGTCATGATTATATCTCCTCACGGGCGAACAGTACGCCGAACCAAACAAACCCAATGACGCCGACTGCCGCCATCATGCCGCCAACCAGTGCGACCATGTTATTGACGTGTTCAATCATGCCAATGCCAACCAGCATGAGAACGAAGCAAGAAACGGCTTCAATGAAGAAGAAGAGCTTCAGCAGTGCCAGACCTAAGATGTTCATTTCGATATCTCCCTATCAGGTTATATATAGAATATAAGGGTTCTTGCCTGATAAATCAAGCCCTAAAAAGAAAAAAATGCAAAATAACGCGTCAGTAATTTGACGCAATAATGTTGCGTATAGGGCGGTTTGTAAGACATTATCTTGCGCGCCCGACTAACGTACACTCACAGAGCCTCGACCTGGTAATTTCTGAAAAACACCTTAATTCTTGACATCCCTTTAAGGGAGTACTATACTAGACTATAGTTTTAAATCGAGAATTACTCGAATCTGAAATTAATTTTATGAGAAAAAAATGGAAAAATATAGATACGGTCCTTTAATTTATAATTCTACTACAGATGAAGACGACTCAGGAAACTTTTATTGGAATGGCATGCCACCAGTTGGTTATGATTCTATGGGCATCCCTGTCGATCCGAACGGAAATCAATGCTTACCTTTTGATTGCCCTCTTCATCCCAATCATAGTCCAAAATACACAGAATATAATGACTTTTTAGGTGCAGATTTACCTACAGTTGAGGCATTTTCAGAATGGTTTGAAGATAACTTTATCAGAGTTGATGAAAGAGATTATTACTTCTATATTCTTCGTTGGTATAATTTTCAAAGTGACGGATCTACCAACTTAATTACTAAGGCAAAAGATAATTCCATTGATGAAATGATTGACCTAGTGTGGCCAGATGCGCCATAGTCATGATTTTTAGGAGATAGACTGTGACTACTAGACGCACTCAGATTGTTGATGCTTTTAGATCACATTTAGAGGCGTTAAACTCTATTGAACAAGTGTTCAAGCGTTACAAGTATTTAGACGAGATTAATGATTTTCCGTCTATCACTTTTGTGCCGCGTGGAGAAACGCGTGATCATCGTGGAGCAGGACGAAAACTTGCTACTCTACAGATTGATCTTCGTCTATATGAGTATGATCGTGACATTGCCGAGCTTGATCTTCGATTGAGAGAGGTGGAAGATCAGGTGGGCACTTTCGCTGCCGCACAACGTGCGCTCGGAGTGGAGATTGCTCAAGTTGTGACTCTTGGGTCAGATGAGGGATTGATGAGGCCATATCAAGTTGGTGACATGCAGATACTTATTACATACGAGGTTGACATATGAGCAGTTGTTGTACTAGAAAAAGAAGCTTGAAAGACTATGCATTTTTACCAATGGCTGTGTTAGGAGCTGTGTTCATGCTTGGAGCACTCTTAACAGTTGAGATGGGCATTGCTTATGCATTAGGGTGGATATGATGAGTAATGATGTAACAATCAAAACATCTGTTGATGCGCTAAACCGAACGCTTGAGGCTCCGCCTCTTGACCCGGTTGTGCTTGCGCTTGCTAACGATTATTTATCCGGTAAAGGCGTTGACGAAATCGCTGAAGAGTATGGACTTCCAGAGGACCGCGTAACCGCGGTCATTGAGAAGAAGGAAGTCAAATCTTACATCGATTCCGTTTTCGCCACACAGGGATATCTTAATCGTATTAAGCGCATCAATCTAATCAACTCGGTGATTGATCAAAAGATTCAAGAGGCCGTAGAGACAGGCATCTACTCGAAAAAAGATCTTCTAGATTGGATGAAACATCTTCAAGAGGTAGAACAGTCATTAAAGCCGAAAACGCAGGGACCTGCGGTAGCTGTGCAGATTAACAACTATGACAAACTAATGAAAGACCTTATGGAGTGAAAGTAGGAGTAGTTCAAACAGCTGGATCACTCTACTCAAAAGATGGAGAAATTCCAGCTGTTTTACAAGATTGTATTAAAAGTGTAAAAACGTGGAGCAAGTATAACGGTTATGAACACTGTTTAGTCCCACAACCGACTACACACTATGAGTTATGTCGTCATCCTGACTTTAATCGAGGATTTAGAAAGTATGAGGTGTGTGCTCAAGTAGCTGATCAGTTTGACTACATAATTTACCTTGACGCTGACATGATGTGCTGGGGAAACCCTAAAATACCGATAGTTAAGGATAAGTTTATCTGCATTATGAAGGCAGAAGTAATCTTTTCTCAGTATCCTTGGTATGATAGAAAGAGGTCGGCTCATGGATATTTTTTCGCTGGTCCTTCGCACTGGTTTAAAAACCTCTACTCTTGGATTTTAGACCAGACTGTTCCTGAAACACGTTACGAAGGTGTAACTAGTGACATGTATTTAGAGCAGAACTGTGCAAATTGGGCCTCTGCCGCCAATAGATCGTGGCCAAGAGGAATGTTATTTCACGATGAGGTATTTATTCGTCACTGGATTGCGGCTAATCGACCTTATATACAGTTTATTAAACGCAATAGTATAATTGAAGACATGTTTTTTGACGGTGACATTTCGCCTACGAGGTTTTTTCACTATGTGGGGCGTGACAAAGATAAGCAACATGCTTTAATGTGGCCCATGTTTCATGCTTATAAGTCAAATCGTGAACTTTACCGAGGGTGGAGAGATTCGAGAAGTTTAATAATCGATGAGTACACAGGGAAGTAAAACAACTAGTAGAGCGGCCTGTCCAGACTGTGTGACGAATTCACGCGGAGCTGTGATAAAACAGTGTGGACCATGTGAAGAAAGGTCAATTCAAGAACGTATAAGCTGGTGGCAAAGTGGTAAGGCAGCTTTACGTGAGACAGAGAAAAAAAATCGCGAGCGCTTCGCGCACGTTAGGAACGATGGGTGCCGCCGCCCGCCAAGGAGAAAAGATGTCAAAACAACCAAGAGATGATGCAAACGATCCAATTCCTGTGTTAGGTTATAGAGCAGGTGCAGCTCAAACAATAACAACTTCAGGAAGCTCTCAACGTTCCACCGCGTTTTCTAAGGCAACGTCGGTGATTTCGATTTTCTGTACTGCAGACTGTCACATTGAAGTTGGAGACTCTACTGTAACAGCTACAACCTCCTCACATTTTATTCCCGCTTCTAACTATATTGACCTTGCAGTGAAACAAGATCTAAATGACGAGTCACAAAAACACATTGCTGTGATTCAAGCCTCCTCCTCTGGTACATTTCACATCTCTGAAAGAAGCTAAAGATGGTTTCTAGATTAAGGCTTGGAATCTCATCTAGGGCTTTAAGACAGATCACAGGAGTTGATAACAACTTTTTTAACATCCTGTCACAAGACGGGTCTCCGATCTTAAGTCAACGAGGAGAGTTTGTTGTTACTCAAGATGCACCTGTTTCAGGTGGTTTCGTTGATCTCTTGGACCCGCTTGTAACACAAGATGGATTGTTCATAGGTCTTAATCAAAATCCGCTACGACTCATAGTTTTACAACAAGACTTTGACACTTCAGGTGATGTGATTGAGACACAAGCAGCTGACGGAATCACAACTCAAGATGGTAGAGGTCTTCTGACACAAAGACAAAGTTAATAATATTTTAATTATTGACGGTCTTTTTAGTATATGATTTAATATGAGAATTACAGATTCTTTTGAAGGATAATAAATGGCAAACGTAAAAATTACTGATCTTACTGCCATCTCTGGAGCTGACCTAGCTTCTAATGATGTGCTACCGATCGTTGATATTAATGTTGATCAGACTAAAAAAGTAGCGATCTCAGATTTGCAAGTTGGTGTTTCTGACGCTAACGACTTTGTAACCTTTACTCGATTGAACGCTAATGTTAATGTAGTTCAAGACAATGCTGCAGCCATCGAAGTTAGACGTGTTGCCAACGTTACAATCCATAACAATGAAGATACTGCACTTCAAGCCAGAATCACCGCCAACGCTGCGACAGCAGCCTCTAATGATTTTGTCACCTTTACCCGCCTAAACGCTAATATTAACGTAGTTCAAGATAATGTCGCGTCAGTAACTGTAGGTACAGCGGCTGATACAGAGACTCGTCTTAACGCTAATCTCAATGTCGTACAAGATAATGTCGCTGCTGTTGAAGCTCGTCGCGTTGCGAACACTACTGCCTTTACTAACGAAGATACAGCGTTACAAGCTAGAATTACAGCTAACTCAACCACAGCAGCATCTAACGACTTTGTCACCTTTACTAGGCTCAACGCAAACATCAACACAGTTTCATCTAATGCAGCCGCAGTAGAGACAAGACGTGTTGCTAATATAGCTGGAGCAGTTTCTACAATTACAACTGGTGATCTTACAGCTTCAAGGGCTCTTGTATCTGACGGTTCGGGTAAAGTCGCAGTATCAGCAGTCTCCTCTACAGAGATTGGACATCTTGACGGTGTTACGTCTGCTATTCAGACCCAACTAAATGCGGTTGAGGCTAGGCGAGCTGCAAACCTAACATCTGCTACGTTTACTGGCCAAGTAAATATGAGTGATGATTTGATTGTTACTGGCAATCTTACCGTAAATGGTGATACTACCACTGTTAATTCAGAGAATAAAGTAATCCAAGACAGATTTATTATGTTGGCGAACTCTGTCAGCGGCGCACCGAGTGCCGATGTTGGTATCCTATTCAATCGTGGGACTTCAGGTAATGCTGCATTTTTCTATGATGAGTCAGCAAAATTCTTTACACTTTCTGAAACACGAGACCCTGACACAAATGTGGCTATCAGCCCGACTGGTGCTGCAAACTTATCTGTCGGGCAACTTACTGCCAGCACAGTCGCCTTCAACGGAGCTGATTTAAATACTGCTATCACTGATAATGTTGCTACTCTTAACACAGCTGATACAGCTTTACAATCTCGTCTCACAACTAACGTTACAGCGTTTACTAATGAAGACACAGCTTTACAGGCTAGAATTACTGCTAATAACACTCTCACTTCAGCAGTCGAAACACGACGCACACAAAATATTGCAGGCGCAGTATCGACGATTACTACTTCAGATTTAACAGCCTCTAGGGCACTTGTATCAGGATCAGGAGGTAAGGTCGAGGTGAGTGCAATCACCTCTACTGAGCTTGCTTTCTTAGACGGCATAGATCAGAATATTAATTCAAACCTTCAGGCATTAGCAGCTGGAATCGCTGGATCTGGAACTGCTGCCTTTCCCACTGGAGATTACGGTATATTAGACGCAGCTAACTCAGCTACTGACGCATTTGGATTTGCGGTAGCTGACCTTACAATTTTTGATATGAGCACTACTCCCAGTGGCGAATTAGCTACACAAGATTTAGGAGCTTTAAGTTAAAATTTGGTAGGCGTTAAAAATGATGTTATACTCAGTTTATGTGTTGACTAAATTTTAATAATATGATAGAAAGGTTATTATGAGTACAAAAGTATCCTCGTTTATGGGTGGTCTTGGTAGGGACGCTCGTAATAAACTTGAATTACAGGATAACGCTACAGTTCAAATAGGTTCAGCCTCTGCTGGTAACTTAAGAGTTGGTGGAACTGTAGCCATTTCAAATTCAAACCCTTTTCAGGGGGATACCTTAGTTGTAGGCGGTAATTTAAGGTTGACCTCTGGTCAGCTTATTTTTGCGGACGGTTCAGGGCAAGCATCAGGCTCTTCCGTTACTACATTCCCAACCGGGGACTACGGACTGCTAGATGCTGCTAATGCAGCTACTGATGCATTTGGACAAGCTACTGCAGGTTTAACAATTTTTGATATGCTAACATCACCCTCTGGATCAGAACAAAACGAAGACTTGGGTGCTTTTTAAATTAATATAAGGAGAAAACAACATGCCTACTCAATTACAATTTAGAAGGGGCACAACAGCACAAAACAATGCATTCACTGGTGTCGTCGGTGAAATATCTATTGATACTAACACTGACAACATTCGAGTGCATGACGGTTCTCAAGCTGGAGGCTTTGAAATTATTCCTTCTGGTACTATTCTTCCATTTGGCGGAGCAACTGTACCAGGTAACTTCCTTTTGTGTGATGGCTCTAACGTCTCAAGGACTACCTACGCACGACTATTTGCAGTAATCGGTACAGCCTTCGGAACAGGAGATGGATCAGGCACTTTTGGTCTTCCTGATTTGCAAGACAGAGTTCCTTTAGGTAAAGGATCTAATAACGATACTCTCGGCACTGAAACAGGTTCAGCTGCAGCTTCCTCTGTCATTACAAATGCTACCTCTAACACTGGAACTGGAAACACGGGAACAGGCAATACTGGTACTGGTACTACTGGCACCGCGAACACTGGAAATTCCTCTGGGGTTGAAACTACTGCTGCTAATACTGGAACTGGTACAACAGGCACAGCAAATACCGGAACTGGTAACACTGGCACAGGTAATACCGGCACTGGAACTACAGGATCGACAACTAATTCTCTTTCAGTAGGAACTGGTACATTTGCATCATCCGCTAAAGACTCATCCACAGCTAGTGCTGTCACTAGTGTATCTAACGCTGCACATACTCACTCAATTCCGGCTCTCACAGTTCCTGCACTATCAGTACCCGCACTGAGTGTGCCAGGACTTTCAATTCCTGCACTTACTATCCCGGCTCTAGCCGTTGATGATCACAGTCACGCTGTGCCAGGACTTTCAATACCTGCATTGAGTATACCGGCTCTGTCGATCCCAGCACTAAGCGTACCTGCTTTAACAACGACCTTGCCAACTAGTGTGGTAAACTATATAATTAAAACATAACAACCAATGGAGGGGTAATTGGTTACATATTCAGTAAAATACAAGTTTCAAGGCTGGTCGTCTTGGAAAACCATCACTAATGTATCTGAAGATGGATTTAGTGATTACGGGGTATCACGTTACTTTATTCTAGCGAACAAGCAACGTCTAGAGGTGCCTTCAAATGCTCTTTTTCAGTTTGATTCTAGGCGTCAAGATAGGATCGAAGAGGTGAGATCACAAATGGCAGTACAAGGAGTTGCAGACAGATCAGGTCTCGCAGTTCCAGGAATTTCGCACCCAGGGTTAGGAAATCCCTCATGAGTCCTGTCATAATTCCAAACGCACTCCCTATAGAAACCTGTGACTTCTTAACAAAATTCTCACTTGAAAATACGAATGCTTTCATAAATGAGGGCACTCAAGCTATACCTCAGTTCTTAAATAAAACTTTAGGATATAAACAACTTCACCGTTCTATGCCCTCACCTTTCATCGAAGTTGAGAGGACATTAAATTACGCCCGGCATATGGGTCAAAAATTTATATTCGAGCATTTCGGGAAAATAGCTTTTGCAGATAATACAGAATTGACGTTTTGGAACCCTGGTGATAGTATGAGTTTACATGCGGATAATTGCTGGGCAGAAAATGTTCCTGATCATATTAAAGATACTCCACATCCAACAGGCTTCAGAGACTATTCCGCAATTTTTTATCTGAACGATGATTATGAAGGTGGTGAGATTAATTTTCCGAATTTTGATCTTACTATCAAACCAGAAAAAGGATCAGCTGTTTTCTTCCCTTCTGGTTTAGAACATAGTCATTCTGTCTCAGAGGTAAAAGGAAAGAAGCGCATCACAATCGCAGTTTGGTATTCACTAGATGTGCTTTATGCAGAGTAATGGTAGACAACACAAGAGAACTAGATCAAATTCAGCAAGAGTTAGATCGATTACATGAACGTTCACAAAGCAACAGAGCTAACATTTCTGCACACGAAGCCGTGTGCGAAGAACGTTATAACAATATCATCTCAACCATGAATGCTATTAGCGATGAAATGGGTCTTATGCACAAAAAACTTAATCAGGTGTCAGAACTTGCTAGTCAGGGTAAAACTTCTCTAAAAACACTTCTTTGGTTAGGTGCTACAGTAGCGGCAATCGCTACCTTTATTTCTGTCTTACTTAACATATTTCCTAGATGAGTGATAAGTTTTTTCGTCTCAATATTGACAAACTTTTAACTAAACTTCCTGTCCCAGTAACATTTAACGAGTCTCAACAAGCTATGATCAATGGTTTAAATGAGAATCGTTTTTTTGTGCATATTGCTGCCAGAAGAACTGGAAAGTCGTATGCAGCTGCTATTTTAGCCTTCGCAAAACTTTTAGAACCTGGTCAGCAAGTGATGGTAGTAGCACCAAACTTCTCACTTTCCTCTATTATTTGGGACTATGTAACTGATCTAATTAAACAACTTGAGATCGAAGTAGATCGTTTTAATCAAAAAGATAAAGTAGTAAAATTAATTAACGGCTCTGTATTTAGACTACTTTCTGCGAACAACCGCGACTCTCTCGTTGGACGAGCTGCCAATCTGCTTATAGTAGACGAAGCGGCGATTATCACAAATGATGAATATTTTACCCGTGACTTGCGTCCTGCTTTGTCAACTTATAAAGACTCTCGTTGTCTATGGATTTCAACTCCTAGAGGCAAGGGTAACTACCTGTACACTTATTACTTAAGAGGAGACGATCCTGAATATGAAGAATGGGGTTCAGCGGTGTACACTTGGAGATCAAATCCCTTACTAGCGGAAAAAGATATTGAAGAAGCAAGAAAAGCAACTACCCGAGCACTTTTTGCGCAAGAGTATGAGTGTGAATGGACTACTACAGAATCTCAGATATACGAAGGTCTTGATGAGAATAAACATATTGGAGAATATACAGGAGAGCGCTTTTTAGAAGTTATCGGCGGACTAGACGTAGGCTATAGAGACGACAATGTATTCGTTGTGATAGGAAATGATGGTGACAATTATTATATCTTAGATGAATACATATCAAAAGAGTCCACAACATCTGAGCTAGCTTCAGCAATTCAAGATAAAATTGATGAGTGGAATATTGATACTATATACATTGACTCAGCAGCTCAACAGGTTAAGGCAGATTTTGCCTATGATTATGATATTTATTGTGAAAACGCTATTAAATCAGTCAATGACGGCATTAACTATATCCAAGTTTTAGTCGAAAAAGATAGACTGTACTTTGATACTCTTGGCGCATCACATACTTTTGCTGCTATGAGTTCCTATAAATGGAATCCTAATACTGAAAATCCAAAACCAGTTCATGATTGGGCATCTCACCCCTGCGATGCGGTAAGATATGCTATCTATACACATTCTAAGATGAGCAACATTTCTATCTATGCATAATATTAGACTTATGATCCTAAATTATAAACGTAAAAAGAATGTTTATAATATTGCAAAAGCTTATTCTAAAGTTATGCCTGTGTCTGTAATAAATAATAATCCACATGATCCTTTTCCTTATGTAGGACATCCTATAGATGTCATCAACAATGAAAAAAATTGGTTTTGTATGGAGAGGTGGGTAAGGTGTTATGATTATCCAGAGGAATATAAATTAATAGTGGATGATGATATTTTACCTCATGCTTCTTTAGTCAAAAAACTTTACGAAAAGAATTTACCAATTGCGGGTATCTACGGCAAAACGAATGTAGAAAAAGCTAACTCTTACTCTGACTTAATTGATCACTGGTGCGTGGACGCTAAAGTTGATTTTTTAGTTGGGTCTGTGATTTTGGTAAGACAGTCTATTTTAGACAAAATTAAAAGTCAGATAGAAAAAACTAATTATCCGATTAGAGGCGATGACATTATAATTTCATATTTGATTAAAAAAGAACTTAAATTAGATAAGCTAGAAACTATCAGTGGTAAAGTAGAGAACCTTGATGAAGGAAATTTAGGATTAAACAAACATCCAGATCATTTTAAGATGAGATGGAAGGTAGTAGAAAAATTTAAAAATATTGGTTGGTAGTGTGGAGAAATTAGGTTAATATGAGAGAGTTGAAAAGATTCCCAATAAAGTACATCAGAGACTTTATTAAGAAGGATTACAAGCTTAGAGACAAATGTTTTATCTGTGGATCGTCTGAGAAACTCGAACTTCACCACCTGTTCAGCGTAAGTGAGCTTTTTAGACAGTGGTGTTCAGACAATAAAATTTATTCTATTGACACGGTTGAAGAAATAACCGATTATAGAGTTAAATTTTCAGAGGATTGTGCCGAAGAACTTTCTCACGACAATTTATTTACTTTATGTTCTAAGCATCATAAACAGCTACATACAATTTATGGGCAAACGTATTCAAATCATCTAACACCGAAAATTAAGAACTGGTTAGATATTCAAAGGTTAAAAAATGGCGGAGTATGAAGAATTAAAAGGTTTTAGAAGGTGGGCAGCCGATCGTCTTAAGTTGAATCCTGCTCAGCCGTCTATTGCGTCTTTAGAACCTTATGCATCTCCTGAAACAATTGTTGATTTTGAACAAGCTTACCGAGAAATCGAAGTTGTTCACCGCTCTGTTGAAATGATTATCAACGCCTGTAATGAGGTTCCACTTATTGTTGAAGGCGCGTCTCCTTCTAAAAAAGTTAACAAACTCCTAAATGTTAGACCTAACCCATTTGAGGACAAGTCAAGACTATTTAGAAGAGCTTTTTTAGACTTTATGCTGGATGGAAACGCATTCTTTTATTACGATGGTAGTGACTTATACCTTTTACCTGCAAATGATGTTGAGGTAGTTCCCGATGCTCGCACCTTTGTAAGCCACTACAACTACTTAATATCAAATCAACAGTCTCAAGACTTTTATGGTATAGGAAGTAGTAAACAAACAAGAAAATCAGAGTCTATTCAGTTTGAGCCCCATGAGATTATTCATGTTATGGCTGAGAACGAAAACTCAATCTTCCGTGGAACTTCTAAACTGAAGCCGATTCTTAAATTGATGGAACTTTACTTCTACATGATTAAGTTCCAAAGACAGTTTTTTAAGAATAACGCTCTTCCAGGTTTTGTCCTAACCACAGATAATATTTTATCTCAAAGGGTCAAGCAAAGATTATTAGAGTCGTGGAGGTCAACTTATTCTACTATTTTTGATGGAGCAAGAAACCCTGCTATTTTAGATGGAGGACTGAAAATTGATCCGTTTTCTACTATCAACTTTGATCAATTAGATTTTGAAGATTCCATTGAACGAATTCAGCAAGATATGGCGAAGGCTATTGGAGTTCCTTATGTGCTTCTTAAGTCAGGCAACAATGCTAATATCGATGCTAACCAAAAATTATTCTATCTTCACACAATTATTCCTATTCTTAACCAATTCTGTTCTGCATTTGCGCATTTCTTTAATAATGGTGTTAATATCAGGCCAGACAGATTAAGCGTACCAGCACTACAACCAGATAATAGAACTCAGGCCGTATACTATTCCACTCTGGTAAACACTGGAATTATCACCCCAAATGAAGCTCGTGAAGGATTAAGATTTCCAAAATTAGAGAATAATGATACTATAAGAGTACCACAAAACATTACGGGTAGTGCAACAGATGCTACTCAAGGGGGTAGACCTGCTGAGGCTGAGTCTACTGACCCTAACACAGAGGAAACCAATAATGAAGGATAAAACTTTATATTTAAACAGCTCTTTTGAGACAAAGGCTGTCAAAAAAGGTTCCAAATCATTAAAAATTGCAGGATATGCCAACACTACTACAAAAGACAGGGCGGGTGACGTAGTTACTGCTCAAGCTTGGGCAAAGGGTGTTGAAAATTATCGTCGCAATCCTGTGTTACTTTATCAACATAAACATGATGCCCCAATCGGGCGAGTGGATAAGATCACAGTAGATAAAAAAGGAATCTTTGTTGAAGCCGCAGTTTCTGAAGCCGCTGAAAGAAATCAGGGTATTCAAACCTTAATCAGAGACGGTGCTTTAAAAAGCTTTTCTGTTGGTTTTAGGGTTAAAGACGGAAAATACAATAGAGAAGACGACAGCATGATGATCACTGATGTTGAGCTTATGGAAATTTCTGTTGTTTCAGTCCCGTGTAACCAAGACTCGCTTTTCTCAATCAGAAAAAGCTTTGAGTCTGACACAGATTTCGAAGAATTCAAAAAATCTTTTGAGCCTGCCTCAGAGGATGAAGTAAAAATGATGCGTAGTATCAAGGCTGGTATCACAAACGTAAATGAAGGACATTACCATACCGTTGAAATGGATAATAACGGAACTGGGGTTACTACTTACGCATCTCATATGTCCAACCATGCTCATAAAGTTGTAAATGGTATTGTGATGGAAGCTGAAGGTCATACTCATGATATTACTATGATGGGTGTACCTATTCATAACATGGAGAGTGAGGAGTCAGTTTCTGAACGTCCCTTATCTCCAACAGAGGAGGAAGCAATGTCCAATGACAAAACTGAAACTTCTGAGGCTATCGAGGAGAAAGCTGAAACTGAAATGGAAGTCGTAATTAAAGAAGAGGCTGAAGTAGAGGTCGAAGAAAAATCTGAGGAAGTCGTAGAAGAGAAGGCTGAATCATCTGAAGAGGTTATGGAAGAAGTTGAAAAAGAAGATGACTTTGAGGAAGAGTTTGAAGCTCGTGATCCTAATGAGTCGATTCCTATGGTAAACTTACTGTCAGCTGATCCAGAATCACTTCAGCATGGAGATTTAGTAAATTTCAATGAAAAAATGTATAGGGTAACTAAAATAGCAACCGCCCAATCACCAATCTTTAAGTTTTTAGAGATTGACGCTCAAGGTAAAGATTGTGATAATGTTCTTAATGTGAACGCAGATGAACTTTCCTCACAATCTGAAACAAAATCACACACTAGTGAAGACGAGGTTTCTAACGAAAGTCTGACTAAAGAGCTTCACAATAATTCTGATAAGGAGAATGAAACAATGGCTGAACAAGTCGTAGATACGATTGATATCGACAACGTTGCTAAAGAAGCAGAAGTCGAAGTCAAAAAAGAAGCTGCTCCGGCAGTTCAAGTGTCTGAGCCTCAAGTTGCAGAACTGGTTGAAAAGACCGGTGAAGCTATCATCAAAGAGTCAGACGCTCAAGAAAAATCCGATTACACTCCTCGCGAGAGCGATGAGTTAGCTGCTCTTAAGGCACAAATGGCCCAATACCAGGACCAGATTGCTGCCCTTCAGCAGACCAAAATGCACTATCAGGAGCAGAGCCGCAATCAAGCTCAGTTCACTGAAAAAGAGCAGGCTAACGCCGTAATGCTCGCTAAGATGATGAACAAGCGTGACGTTTTCGATACCAAGCTTGGTGCGAAGATGAAAGCTATCACAACTGTTGATCAGTTCCTTAGCAACTTCTCATCTAACATCTATACCGAAATGGAACAGCAGCTTGTAGTCGCTCCAATGTTTGAGCGTGTAGCTGTGGATGCTAGAAACTTCCGCGTACCAGTCGCAGATGAGGATACCGATGGTGATGTAGCAATGTTTGCTTCTGGCACTTTTGCTACCGGCATCGCAGATGCAACTCGCGTACCGGCCTCAAACCAGAACACCATCAGCTCAGTGGACTTCACTCCACATAAGTTCATGGCTGCAACTCACCTCGCCAAAGATGAAGAAGAAGACACTGTGCTTCCGCTTATCGACTTCCTGCGTGCCGCTGCTACTCGCCGTTTGGCCCGTGCGATTGATAAGTCAATCCTTCGTGGTACTGGCGCACTGACTGGCTTTACTGCATCGCCAACTAACTCTATTGTAGCTGGCACTGGTTATGCATCCGTTATCGAAGGTATTACTAACCTGACTGGTGACGTAGGTGCAGGTCTGACCGTCGATACTGGTGGAGCCAACGATAAAGCTGATCCGACTGATATCGCAGCTGCTCGTACAAAGCTTGGCAAGTATGGCCTCCAGCTTGGTAACGATCTTGTGTACATCACATCAATCGAAGGTTATAATAACCTTGTAACAACCTCTGACTTCCAGACTGTTGATAAGTTTGGACCGAACGCAACCTATCTCACAGGTTCAGTTGGTGCCGTTTACGGTATTCCGATTGCTATCTCTGAGTTCCTGGACAACGTTGGTTCTTCTAATAACGATCTGGGTGTCCTGGTCTACAAGCCTGGATTTATGATTGCCGAACGTCGCGGTATCGAGATCGAGAGCGAGTACGAACCACGCCAGCAGGTCACTGCAATGTATATGTCAACTCGTATTGACTTCAAGGCACTGACCACTAACTCAAGTGCAGCTCTGGACGCTACTAAGTACTCTTACGCTGTAACTGTTGAAGCTGGCTAATAGCTGACTTCAAATATTAGACTACTACAAGGGGGAGGCGGTCACGTCTCCCCTAATGTAATTAAGGAGAAAAAAATGATTCCAGATCATATTACAACTCGTGACGAAGCATATAAATGGATGTTGCGTCATGGATATTCAGTCGATTTAGCAAACGAAGAACTCGATGTGTGGGAAGCTGATCAAGCACCTGTCGAAGAAGTAATTCAAGCACCTGTCTCTGTAGAAGAGGTAGCCGCTGTTGTTTTAGAGCCTATGCTCGAAGAAGACGATGAAGAGCTTTACGATGAAGATGGTGAAGAGTACGACGAAGAAGAGTATGAGTTTGAAGAAGAAGATGAAGAGGAAGAAGCTGAAGACGCTTCTGATGACTAAGAAAAGGAAATCCTATGGTAGATAGACGTCAAGAAAACTTTGGTAAGTATCCGTATATTACCTTAGCACAGGTTAAAGACTATTTGTCGATCAATAGTACAAACCAAGATGACAGAATTGCTAATGTTTTAAACTATGCCACGGGCATGGTTGAACACTATATCGGTCATGAGGTTTTAGCGAATGACTACGTTGAGGTGTTTGATGGAGGAAAAACCTCTGTTATGGTATCTCGGCTCCCTCTTAACAATGTCTATCAAGTTACTGAGTTTGATGGAGAAGAGCATAAGATTCTAAATGATCCAACTACCATAGGAACTCCCGTCGAAAGCTCTGATAATCAAGAGCTTACAGTTACTTTTAATGGCGATGCACACATAAATTCAAGAATTAAGCGTTTTGGAAAATCATCCTTAGAGTTGGCGACTGCTGATTTTGTTTCTTCTGGCACCGTGCCTGACAGATTAAAATTTGAAGAGGGTGATTTTACCATTGAGATGTTTATTAGACGTAATGCTGAGAATATTACAGATTCAAACGTGTTTTCAATTAACACAGACGCGTCAAATTTCATGCAATTCAGACTCGCAAACCAACGTGGGTTGGCTTTTGAGTCAAATATTTCTGGCTCAGCCACAACTGCACAAGGAGCAAATACTCTAGTAGAGTCTCAGCAGTATAAAAAGCGTGAGTTTGCTCATATCGCTGCGTCTTTTGATAATCAAGAAGAGAGAATGAGACTTTTCTACAATGGTAATCTAGTTGCAAACTCCTCTTTTGCTGTGGCTAATAATACATTCACATCAAATGTTCAAATAGGTCCAACTTTTGTAGGTTACATAGATGAACTTAGAGTTTCTGACATCGCTAGATATCATATTGATTTTACTCCTCCTACTAATAGGTTTAGACCTGATAACGATACAGTTACTCTTATTCACTTTGATGGTAACAATGATACGACTGATGCTAAAGATGTACACAATGAGGTAAACGAGTTTGCTTTTACTCGTGATATGGGTGAAGTAACAAGAGATGTTGGACATGTTGGCGTAAGAGGTACTTATCCCTCAGTTCGTAACCAGTATCCTGCCTTGACTTTATCAGGGCCACCTTCTTTTGCTCCTTTCCCATCAGGGGTTAAAGTAGAGTATCGTGGTGGATACGAGTCAGGAGATGTTCCTTACGACCTACAAATGGCAACCCTCGATGTTATCAAGCTTATTTATAAACAAGATCAAGAAAAACGTGGATTCTCATTTGAGGGCGAAAGGGGAGATAAATATCCACTCGCAGGTAATTTCCCTCCTCACATTCGTAGAATTTTAGATCTTTACAGGATTATTGAATGAAACTGAACTTTGATCTTCTTTTTGACGGTAAGCCTCCTAAAGAATTTTTAGTTGCCTTGAATAGAGTTAGAAAAGGTAGAGCTAAACCTGATCTTGAGATTAGAAAAAAGATTCTTGATTTACAATTACTATCTAATTTTTTATCAGGTGAAGGTGCTCGTTTTGGTTTACCTGCTTTTGAAGGGTTTTTAGGTGATCCTAAAGGCGCTACTAGGAACGCTTACACTGCTCCAGGGTCAGTCCCGGATATTGAAATTTCTAGAACAGATTTAGTTGCTCTAGTAGGACCAGAGCTAGCAGCACAGTTTGTTGATCAACCAGGTGGTCCGTCTAATCAAGGCAGTGTAGCCTTAGAACTAAAACAGACAGCTACAACAAAAAAAGGAAAAGAAAGTTTAACTCAGATAGGTGGTAAAGCTTTTAAAGATGAGATTGACTCTCTACAACGAGCGTTAGATAGAATAGGAGCTAGCAAGTATAGCTCCTCTGCCATATTAGACTGGTTTAATACTGAGGCTCCTAAAGCATTTAGAGAACGAGTTTTAGCACAGATTGAAGAAAAGATTGGAAACGTTTTACTAATTAGCTATGTTGATGAGCGCGGCAATGTTGCTCCGAGACCTATCGTTTCTGTGGTCCCAGGGGCAGCTAAAAAGTTAAATTTAAGAAGTATAGCAAATCAGAAAAAGTTTTTAGCACCAGAACTTAGAGGTGGTAGTATTTCATTTCGTTTGAATCCCACAGGTGTAAAGTTTATAGAGTCCCAAGCCGTAGACATAAGTCAAGCAGCAACAAGGCAGCTAAATAAAAATTTCGCACAAAACTTTTTAAACTTCTACCTCGATCCTAGACTCGGTGGGTCAGCTATAAAGAAAGCACAGCTTCAAAGTAGGTATCAGCTGGTAAATGCTTTTGCAGAGATGATCGTATTAGCTTCTCAATTTGATCCATCTATGGGAGGTAAAGAGTTTAGTTTTAGGCAAGAGATAGATGCGAGTAAACCTGGCACGGTATCTGCAAAAACTAAACCTAATGCAAAAAGAAGTAGTGCGAGGTCTGCCCAACAAGAATTGATAAGCGTTGCACAACTTACTGAACTAGCTAGAAAAGCTTTTGTTCAGAGAATGCCTAAAGGTCAACCCGATGGACCACCTCCACCAGTTGATGGAATATTGACTTATAGAACAGGTAGATTTGCAAAGTCGTTTGAGATTTTAACTGTTGATGAAAGAGCAAAAAAAATACGCTACACTTACGATCCTATCTATAGAGTTCATGAATCGACAGGTAGAAATCCTAGAACTCTAATTGAGTCTGGCATTAGACGGGTCGTTCAGCAAAAATTTGGAACAGCGTTTAGGTTTATTAGACAATGACAACTAACAGAAGATCAGAGATTGTTGATAATGTTTTAATCCCAGAATTGAAAAAGATTAATGGGGGCACATCATCTTTTGATAGTTCCTACACCTATAACACTAATCTTTTTAATAACGTCTTTCGCGGAGTTAAGTTTTTAGACGAGGTAAATGATTTTCCAGCGATTTATCTAGCGGCTGGTACCGAAATTCGAGATTTTGAATCTTTAAGTTTGACGGTAGCAACTTTAGACGTTACTATAAGAGCATACGTTTATGGAGAAGATAATTCCCAAAGCCTCGCAGATGATCTAATTCAGGACATTGAGCACGTCATCTATTCACTTGGAGACAACCCCGATAAAGGTGTGCAGGATATAATCATAGACAGCATCACCGTAGATGAGGGACTTGTGGAACCATATGGACTTGCTGAGGTAATACTACAAATAGCCTATAGGCTTGAAAACTAAGGAGAAAAAATTATGGCGTCTCTTAACTTACAGAGAAATTCCGAGGTGTTCTTCTCGACCGTTGATATTATTAACGGTGCTGCTCTTACTGCAATCACTCCTTCTAACACGTGGAAACTTGAAGTGTTAGCTGGATTTGCTGTCACGTCATCCGCAGCTACACAGGATATCACTTCACTTGAATCTGGTACATCACCAGATCGTTCACAGCAGCGCTTTAACACTGCTATTAACCCTGTTGATTGGAACTTCCAAACCTATCTTCGCCCAACTGGTGCAGAGGTAGGGGCAACTGCTCTTGGAACTGGTACAGGAACCAACGCCTCAGGTAATGTGAAACCAGTCGCTGACTGGTTTATGTGGCAGTCGATGGTTTCAAATACTGCACCTGCAACTGGCACCACGGGTGAGCAGTCTGTTTGGGAAGCAGGTGATGGAACTGGAGCAAATAGGTCAGGAAAGCTGAGAACTACAACTGTAGCAAAGGGTACAGGTTCGCACTCTACTCGCTCTAACTTCTCAACTGCACCTGAAAATCACATTTACTTTAAACTTGATAACGTTGTGTATCAAGTATCTAACGCAACTGTTAATCAGGCAACTGTTGATGCCGGTATTGAAGAAATTGCAACTACGACCTGGGCCGGATTCGGTACAACTCTTAAAGAGATTACAGGTAGTGCACGCGACGTAGCTATTTCAGCGTTTGGTGGAATTAAAAACGCTGGTGGAGCTGCGATTGTGGCTAACTCAAATGCAGCTGCATTGTCTGTAGTTGGATCTTACCATCCTTATAATCAGATGAACGTCGCAGGTTCTCTTGCCACTAACTCGTTCATTAAAAACCGTCTTAGCGCAATTGAGTTTCACCACAAAGCTTCCGCTGGTGCATCCGATGAGAAGTTTACTTTCCCAGTTACGGCATTAAGCTTCGACTATAACAATAATATTACATACTTAACTCCAGAAGAACTGTCAGCTCTTAATGAGCCGATTGGTCAGTTTACTGGAACTCGTGCGGTCACAGGATCAGCTACTATGTATCTTCGTACTGGTGACCTTGAGTCGGCTGGATTCCTTCGCAATATTTCTGAGGACTCTAGGACCAACTCTGCACAAACTTCTAACGCTAACCTTATCATTGGTGGCACGACTGCTCCGTTTGTGGCATTCCAGCTTGACGCTTGTCAGTTTGAATTCCCGCAGATTGCAACAGAAGATATTATTTCAATGTCTGTTAACTTTGTCGGTCAGGAGCCTACTGCCTCTAAGGGAGACGGTGGCGAAATGACAATGTTTGCTAAGAAGACAACTTCTTAATAGTGTTTCTGAGGGGGAACATTAAATTACTAACTACCAGCAGAGTGTTCACCACTTGCGATACAGGGCTCCCCCTCACCCTTGTAAGCAGATATGTGGTGAGCACTCGTTCTTTATGAGGGGAAACCATGAGTAAAATTAAAAATCTAATTGCAGAAAAATCATCAGTTTGGGTTGAGTACCCAGATATTGATGGATTTGAATTGAATCTTAAATATCTTACCCGTGAGGATTTGATGAAGATTCGTAACGCATCTCTTACCTACAAGTTTAATAAGCGTACTCGTCAGCGTGAAGAGGAAATTGATAATGATCGATTTCTTGAGCACTATGCTGAAAAAGCAATTCTTGGATGGAAAGGCCTTAAAGTAAAACATATGCCTGCTTTAATGCCTGTTGACATTTCTGGAATTGACGGTGAGGACGATATTGAGTACTCTAGTGAAGATGCAATTGAACTTTTGAAAAATTCTACAGTGTTTGACCAATTTGTTACAGATACCATGAATGATTTTGAACAGTTCTCGAAGAAGAAAGCCGAGACCAACGCAAAAAACTAAAAGACTACCTCCAGACTGCTTTACATGGAGGAGGTGTTAGTGTAGAACAATACTTCCTCATATGTGAACAGATGGGGGTAGAGCCAAAAGAAGAGGACATTCCTAAGGACCCCTCTACTTTTACTCTTGAAGCACAACAGGCTTTAGTTGTCATGAATGCATTACCTGATAATTGGGACGGTATGAATGGCGTTTGGTTAGGTAAGGATTATAGTGGTCTTGGAGATATCTTAGATATTTTTGAGATTACTAATAAAAGAGAAGTATTTGAGCTTTTAAAAGTATGTGAAGAGGAGCTTAATAAATACTACTCTGCCAAGCGAAAAGAACAAGAAGCTCTTTCGAAGGCTAAGAGAGGAAGATAATTGGCAAAGAAGACTATTGCTGAACTTAACATCAAAACTTCTGGCGGAGCTGCCGCTAAGAAGGATCTTGATCGTGTTGGCCAATCAACTGAACAACTTGGCAGAAATCAAACTAGACTCGCTCAAGCTTCTGCCTCAGCAGGTAGATCTTTTGCCGCGCAATCAGCAGGTCTTGGAGGTATAGTTGGAGTATACGCTGCAGCTGCCGCAAACGTCTTTGCTCTGACTGCAGCTTTTGCGGCTTTAAACAGAGCTGCACAGTTTGAAACTATTTTAAGAGGAACAGATCAACTCGCTACTGCTGTTGGATCAAGTGCTAAAAAAGTAACCGGTAGTTTACAAGAAATCACAAGAGGTCAATTGTCTCTAATCGAGGCGGCAACTCAGGCCAACTTAGCACTCTCAGCAGGCTTCAGCGGAGAGCAGATTGATGAACTTGCCACTATTGCCCTTAAAGCCTCCAAAACTTTGGGCAGAAACTTAACAGATTCTTTTCAACGTATTACTAGAGGTGCAATCAAGCTTGAACCAGAACTTTTAGATGAAATTGGTATTTTCACAAGACTTGACCCTGCCGTTGAAAAATATGCTGCTAGCTTGAACAAGTCAGTTTCACAGCTTACTCAATTTGAACGTCGTCAAGCTTTTGTTAATGGCATCATCGAAGATGGAACTAAAGCTTTTGCAGATGTTTCACTTGAGGCAGGAAGCACTCAAGAAAGATTTGAAAAACTCATCGCTAGTTTCACTAACTTAGCGCTAGTGGCAGGTAATCTTTTAGCAGGACCACTTGGTATATTTGCAGACTTTTTGGATCAGAACTTAGGTAATAGGCTTGTTTTACTGGGCGCTGTGGCTACCCTCGTATTTGGTAGGCTACGTGAATCAGTATCTCTTTTCGCTACTCAAGGATTACTTCAAATAAATAATCGTCTTTCTGACTTAGCTGATAATCTATCTAAAAGTAAAATTAATATGCAAGAGCTCGCGGTAGAAGCAAAGGCGGCAGGTGACGCGTTCAAAGGAGGAGGAGCACTACCTGGTGTTGGTAGAGCCTCCGGGGCAGAGCTAAAAAGAGTTTTAGCGGCTGGTGCCATTTCAACTCAGCAAGCCTTGTTCTTCGAAAAAGAGATTGGAACTTTACTACAAAATGAAGTAAATGAGAGAGAAGCTATTCTTGCAAATCAGCAGTCGGGTGTTCTCTCACAAGAAAAAGCTAATGAAGAGTTAGAAAAGTCTAAAAAAAGAACTGCTGCTCTTGAAAAATCTCAAGGAGTTATCGCGACAAGACTTGACAAATCCTCCAAATC